CCTACAGATCGTTTCTGTGTATTACCACCTGCTGAGTATTACAAATTAGCTGAAACAGCTACAAGAACTATCGACACCGATTTCAACCCACAAGGTAACGGTTCGTTTGCATCAGGTCGTGTACAAATGATTGCAGGTATTCCTGTAATGATGAGTAATAACGTACCTCAATCAAACGTAGGATCAAATCCAAGTGGAGCTAACAACACTTACTCAGGTGATGATAGTAAAACTCTAGGACTTGTATTCCATAAATCAGCAGTAGGTACAGTTAAATTACAAGATATGACAACTGAGATCTCTGGCTCTGACTACGGAATCATGTATCAAGGAACATTACTTGTTGCTAAGTATGCTCTTGGGCATGGAATCCTAAGACCAGAAGCAGCAGCAACTATTAAGTTATCTGCTTCCTAAATTACTAAAATGGGGTATCTTATTATTAGATACCCTTTTTTTTATGCCTAAAGGTGTTGGTTACGGTAGTTCTAAACCTACAACAAAGTCAAAGAAGAAAAAAACTACTAAAAAAAAGAAAACTACTAAAAAGATGTAATTATGGCTAGGAAAAAACTAGGATTATACGCTAACATTCACGCAAAGAGAAAGCGTATAAAAGCTGGCTCTGGTGAAAAAATGAGAAAAAAAGGTGCTAAAGGTGCTCCAACAGATGCAAACTTTAGACGAGCAGCAAAAACAGCTAAGAAAAGATGACAAACACAGCAGCTACAACAGAATTAGAAGCAATTAATATTATGCTTGCTGCTATTGGTGAAGCACCTGTAAACTCTTTAGTTGGTACTTTGCCAGTAGATGTAAAGATGGCACAAAAATTATTAAATGAACAAAATAAAGCTGTACAAAGTGAAGGTTGGTCATTTAATAGAGAATATAATGTTGTTTTGACAAGAGATAATAATAATAAAATTAACTTAGCAGCTAATATTTTAAGAGTAGATGTAAATGTAAACGATCATCCAACTGTTGATGCAATACAAAGAGGATTAAAGTTATATGACAGAGCAAAACATCAAGATACGTTTGATGAAGATTTAAAATGTGAAGTAGTATTTTTTCTAGGGTTTGATGAAATACCAGAAGATGCAAGAAGGTATATAAATATAAAAGCAGCAAGAATATTTGTAGATAGATCAGTTACAGATGATAGTTTGCGTACATATACAAAAGAAGATGAATTAAGGGCTAGAAGTGTTTTATTAGATGCTGATACAAGTAATGCAGATCATAATATGTTGATAGGAGATCCAGCATTAACAGGTAGGTTTAGTACATTTACACCGTCAAAAGCATTAATTAGATAACTATGGGTGTTGTATCAAGAGCTATACCTACTTTATTAAGAGGTATATCGCAGTCTGCTGATGCTACGAAACAAGCAGATCACGCTGATATACAAGACAATGCAAATAGTAATCCAGTACAAGGTTTAACTAAAAGATCAGGTACACAATTTTTAGCAAATATAAGTAATTCAACAGTAGGTAATGTACATATACAAACTATTAATAGAGATTTAGCAGAAAGATATGTAGCAGTATTTAGTAATGGCAATGTAAAAGTTTACGAGTTAGATGGTACAGAGCTTACGGTAAATAAACCTGATGGTACAAACTATTTAAATACATCTAATCCTAGAGATCAAATAAAAACAGTTACTATTGCTGACTTCACGTTTGTAGTTAATACAAGTATTACTACAGCTATGGATAGTGCTTTATCTGCTGGCAATATTACACAAGCTATTGTTTTTATAAATCAGGTATCAGATAAAACCACATACACAGTTACGGTAGATGGCACAACAGCTACAAAAGATACTTCTAGTGATGATCCATTAAGCACAACTGCTGTAGCTACTGCATTAAAAAATGGTTTAAATTCTGGTTTATCAGGTTTTACCATTGCACAAAATGGTGCGGTATTACATATAAAGAAAAATGATGGAAGTAATTTTTCTATAGATGGTAATGATACACAAGGTAATACACATATAACAATAGTAAAAGATAGTGTACAAAGATTTACTGACTTACCAACAGTTTCACCTAATGGATATGTAGTAGAAATAAAAGGTGATGAATCAACAAATTTTGATAATTATTACGTTAAGTTTGTAACTAATAATGGTGGTGCATTAGAAGAAGGTCAATGGGAAGAAACATTAGAATCAGGAATACAATTTAAATTTAACTATGACACTATGCCCCATGTCTTGATAAGACAGGCAGATGGTAATTTTAGATTTGCAAGAGTAGATGGTGATACATATACGATAAGTGGTACTGATTTTACATTGCCAAAATGGGGAGAAAGAACTGTAGGTGATGTAGAGTCAGCACCTAATCCCTCTTTTATAGGTACAAAAATAAATAATGTATTTTTCTTTAGAAATAGGTTAGGATTTTTAGCTGATGATAACGTAGTGTTATCAAGAGTTTCAGAGTTTTTTAACTTTTTTCCAGAAACAGTTTTAACTGTTATAGATTCAGACCCTATAGATGTTGCAGCATCACATACAAAAGTAGCAATATTAAAAAGTGCAGTAACTATGGGAGAACAATTAATTTTGTTTTCAGATCAAACGCAATTTGTTATGGCTAGTTCTTCTGATACTTTTACACCTAAGACAGCAAACGTAATTGTTGCAACTGAATTTGAAAGTAGTGATTCTGCACAGCCTGTAGGTAGTGGTAGTTCTATCTATTATTTAACAGATAAAGGTGATTTTGCTGGTGTAAGAGAATATATAACACAAGAAAAAGTAGCTATAAAAGATGCTGCAAATATTACTATTCATGTACCAAGATTAATACCAAAAAACATATTTAAGTTTGCTGTATCTACTAATGAAGATGTCTTGATACTACTAGGTTCTGATGAACCTAATAAATTATATGTAAATAGATGGTTGGAAGGAGAAAGAGGTAAGATATTAAATTCTTGGTCAACATACACATTCAATACAAATAGAACTATAAGAAATATAGATTTTATAGGTAATGAATTATTTATGGTTGTAGAAGAAGCAAACGGTACTACTTTAGAAAAAATGCCTTTTGCAGCAGATTTTGTAGAAACTAATGCTACGTTTGAATTTCATTTAGATCATAAAGTAACAGAAGCAACTACAGGTGTATCTGTAAGTTATAACGCTGGTACTGACGTTACAACATTTACTGTGCCTTATAGATTACGAAAGAAGATGACAGTTGTAGGTAGGTACTTAGCTAGTGGTGAGACAAGTACATTTGTAGATACACAAGGTATTACAAAAGAATTAAAAGCAGGGCAAGTATTACTTACAAATAATTCTGTAAATGGATCTACAAATACTATTACTATCAATGGTGATTTTAGAAATAGTAAATTTATTATTGGTGAACCATATGAAATGCACTATAGATTTAGCAAACAAAGATTAACAGAATCCGCAGGTGGACAAGCTTCTGGTGAAATTATTAGTGGTAGATTACAACTGCATCATTTTTATATAAAGTTTGAAGATACTGGTTTTTTCAAAGTGCAAGTAACACCAGAAAATAGAGATACAAGTGAACATGAATTTACAGGTAAATTTTTAGGTGCTGCTAGTGCAGCTATAGGACAGATTAATTTAGAGTCTGGTACGTTTAGATTTCCTATAATGAGTCGTGCTGACAAAGTGGATATAGATGTTAAAAATGATACTTTTTTGCCTACACAATTATCTAGTGCAGAATATGAAGCTATGTTTTATATGCGTAGTAGGAGGATTTAGTTGGGATATTTACGCAAATCTAACAGTAAAGATCTACGTCATGTTATGGCTAACATGAGAACTATGGACAAGATAGAAGCTTATTACCAATGCGGATGTGAACCAGAAGATGCTTTAGCTTTAACATATATAAATAGTGAAATTACAATGACAGCAGCAGGTGACGAAGATCAACCTATGGGTTTATGCGGTGTAATGGCTAACGGTTGTATATGGTTTGTAGCAACAGAAGAATTGTTTGCATCAAAAAAATATAAGATACAACTTGTAAGAAAAGGTAAGGAGTGGGTTAATAGTCTTTTACAAACATATGATTACCTTTATAATTATGTATATGCAGAAAATGAAACTGCTATTAAATGGTTGCGTTCAATGGATTTTAACTTTATAAATTTGCATAAAAAGTATGGTTTACATGAAAAACCATTTTATGAATTTATGAGGATCGTGTAATGTGTTTAGGTGCTGGATTATTAGCAGGGGCGGGAGCAGGTGCAGGTGCAGCAGCAGGTGCAGGTTTAGGATTTGGTGCAGCAGCTAGTGCTGGTAGTGCTTTAGGATTTGGTGCAAGTGCAGCAGCTTTAGCAGCACCAGCAATATCATTTGCAGCACCAGCAGCATTAAGTTTTGGTGCAGCAGCAGCGTTACCATCATTAGGACTTTCTACTATTGCACCTTTAGCAATTAGTCCATTTTCAGCACCTTTAACTGGTGCTACAGGTTTATTTGGATTAGGTTCTGCTACAAAACCATTTTTGTTAGGTCAGGCATTAAATCTTGGTACAAATATTTTTAGTGCAATATCACAAAGAAATGCAATATTTCAACAGGTAAGAGGTATATACGATAGCTCTTTACGTCTTATTGCAAATGCAGAACAAGCAAAAGCAGATCAAGAGAGAGCTATAAATGAATTATTGCAAGATAAACTAGCATCAAAAAAACAACAAATAATGACTGCAAAGATACAAACATTGCAAGCAAAAGGAGCTATTGTTGCTGCTGAACGTGCTGGTAATACTATTAATCTTTTATTGCAAGACGCTGAAAATCAGGGAGCAAATGTTGCAGAAAGTATTTTACAAGAGTCAGATACCATAACAGCACAAGCTATAAGAGATAAAAATGCAGTAATATCAACAAGAGATACAAGAAGAAATGCAGCTAAAGATCAAATAACACAAGCAACAAATGCTGCTAATCAAGCACCTACTTTATTAGGAGCTATAACAAAATCGTTAGGCTCTGGTTTAACACAATACGCATCACTTGTAGCATGACCAATTCTTACAGAGGAACTGAATTTAATGTAGTAGGACAAGCGAGAGATACGTTTGTAAAACCAACTTCAAAAGTAGAAGTGCAAAAATCAGGGTTTGATGTTATTGCTGATTCACTTGCTACATTAAATCCTGCTTTACAAAAGTTAGTAGGTTTAGAAACTAAAAAAGCTATAGAAGAAGAAAAATTAAAAGGTTTTAATTTAGCTGTAAGAGAAAATAGAAGAGAAGGTGGTTTTAAAACTGTTGTAGATGAATTAAGAAAAAACAAAAACGAAGGTATAACCAGACGATTTATAGGTGGTAGTGTGTTTGCACAAGATGCTTTTAATGAAGGTAGAGCAGCATTGTTAGGCAATAGAATAGGTACAGAAGTTAATACTCTCTATGAAACATCATTAGTAGATGTGCCTTTATTTGATGATGGTGTACCAGTACTGGATGAAAATCAACAACAAGTTACAACAAAACAGCCATTGTGGAAATTTCCTACAAATTCGCCTGAATATAAAAATTTTTTAGCTGATGCAAACGCACTAGGTTCATATGAAGCAGAAGGTTTAGATCCAAAAGATCAATTAAAATTTTTAAATAAAGTAAATACTGCGATAGAAAAGAAAACTATACAGCATGATAAAAATTTTAAAGAATATAATTTTAATTTAATTACAAGTGATATGAATGAAAACTTATTGACAAGCTGGACTTTGACTAAAGATTCAGATTTATCTGTTGATGGAATACAAGGTTTTGAGTCAGATGAAGAAGAATTAAAAGCATTAGCAGATAGTTATATACAAATGAACGAAAAAATAAAGAGAGATTATAGTATTGGCATTACATCAAGCAAAGAAAAAAAATATTATGAAAATATGATCGCAAATATTGAAAGTGTTGCATTACAAATTAATCAAAAATTTGGAGAAGATGAAGCAAAAGATTTTATAAAATGGGCTGCAAATATTAAATATGGAAATGGTACAAATACACTTTTACAACATAAAGATTTTGCTACAAAAATGTTTGCTTTAAAAGTAAAAATAGCAAAAGAACATGACAGGATTAGGGAAACAAAAGAAGAAAGGGATGAAGAAGATGCAAAAAATTTTGTTGATGAAACAATAAATGATTTATTTGCAAAGCAAACAACTGTACCTAATGCTGCTCCTACTAGACTTAAATTTTTATCAGAAGAAGGTCAACAAGCAATACAGTCTCTATATCAAAAAATACCTGATTTCAAAGAGATAATAGATGATGCTATAGATTTATATAACGGAGACAGAAAAGCATCATTAATGGAATTTAGATTAACTATTAATAGTGGTGAATATGATGATGATCCAACACAAGCTGGTCAAGATTTATTGTTATTAGTAGAAAAAATGGGTGGTTATAGTCGTATTACTAAAACTGAAAACACTATGATAGAAAAAATAGTTTCAGATATTAAGAGTATTCCTGACAATCAATTAGTAGGTGGATTTAAATATTATTCTAAAGAAATAGATAATAAAATTTATGGTACATTTGATTTGTTTAGAGAAGATGATGGAAATATTAAAGTAGATAATTTTCTTGCATTGTATGGTGAAGGAGGTACTAATAAAAAATATAATTTAAATTTAAGACAATCATCAGTTATTGCAGACAAAGTAAGAAGAAATATAAAATTACAATTTCAAAAATGGAGAGATACAGGTGATGTTAAAACAGCACAAGAAGTACAAGATTATTTTGATAATATTTTAATGGGTGATGGGGCACAAAGTATAGATGCTGCTATTACTAGAATTTTATACCCAACAGATATACCTGTTACACTCTTTGCAAGGGATGGATCAATAAAAACAATAAAAGTTAATAAGTTTAATAATACAGATTTATATAACAAATTTAGAAGTGGTTCACATTCTAATATCAATCCACCAGCAGAATTATTTAAAGATTTTAAAATAGAAGATAAATTTAAAGAGCCTTATTTCCCTGCTGATGTTAAAGAGATAGAAGCAAAAACTAATACAAAATCTTTAAGACAAACTACTGATGATGTACAAGGAACGAAGAAAAAAAATAATGACCAAGGTTTCTTGCCGAAAGAACAAAGGCCAAAAAGTATGTTAAATAATATAGGTACTAATATAGCTAATTTATTAACTGGATCTACACCATTATCAGCAGGTACGTTAGAAGATGCTCCATTAATATATAAAGTACAATCTGGTGATAATTTATCAGTAATAGCAGAAAGATATAATGTTTCTGTGGAAGATATAGTTAAATTAAATAATATAAAAGACCCATCTTTAATTAGTATAGATCAAGTATTGCAAATACCAAAAAATCCAGTAAATAGTATTTTTGATTTTAAATCAAGTGAAATAAGTGAATTTACAGATTACGGTGGTTTTGCAAGAATCATAAGGGATGGTGAATCATCTAATAATTATACTGCTGTAAATTATGGTGAACGTCTAAATTATAAAGGTGGTGTAATAGAAGGTTTAGATAATACTAGGTTATCTGATGTCATAGAAGATTTAAAAGGTAATAAATATAATGCAGCAGGTGCTTACCAATTCCAACTAGAACCTTTGAAAGAAACTATAAAAGCTGCTGGTCTATCATTAGATGATAAATTTACTGCTGATGTACAAGATAGATTATTCTGGGCAAGAATGATGAATAGTATTAGGTTAGATGCAAGAGATTATATTATTGGTAAATCAGATGATTTAGATGCTGCCTTGCTTGATATAGCACAAGAATTTGCAGCAGCCCCTATGTCTAATGGTAAAGGTTATTATGACGGTGACGAAGCTGGAAACAAAGCTAATATAGATTTAGAATTATTAAAATCAAAATTAAAATTAGCTCGTAAACAAATTACAGGTAAGTAATGACACAAACACCAAGTAACATTTTTCAAGATGATGGTAATAATGAATTACCTGTAAATCAGGATCTTAATATAGTAGATGAACAAAATAAAGATACTTTATTAAGTGCTGTAGATGAATTAGATAAAGGTGTTTTTACTGTAGATAATGGTAATGATGTATTAGAAATGGACGATAATACAGAAAAAGAAGATTTTTATGAAACAAAATATAAAGAATATGAATTAAATTATGATGACCAATTTAATCAAAAAGTTTATAAAGGAATATCAAAATTATTACCTTCTAATTACCAAACTAAATTTAATAATAAGTTAGCAAACAACAAACAGAAAGCATTAAAGTTAAGGCGAGAACAGTTAAAGTTTGCAGAAGAAAATGCTGACAACGCTGTAGGACAGGTAGTAAGAGGATTTCTTGCATCATATCCTATGGCTTTAAATGAGTTACATGAGGGTGGTATAAATTTATTTAGGCAAATGGGTGGTTTGCCATATAAAGAATATGAATTGTTTGATATAGATTCAATAACAAAAAGGCTCACAGATGTAGATCCTACAGATGGTAATAAAAATATATTTAAGACTGTAAGCATAATGACTAGATTTATTGTTGGTGGAAATTTAACTAGAAATGTCGGTAATAAATTAACTGGTGGTGTAAATCCATTAACAGGTATGGGTAAATTTGATGTGCGACCAGTAAAATATAATATTAAAGGTAATAATTTACAAAATCTAAGAAATTTTTTATATAACAGAGTTACTGGTGCAGCAGAAGATTTTGCTGCTTCTATGTTATTTCTTGATGCAGAAGAAGATAATTTTTTTCAAGCATTTGATCCATTAGTAGATGCTGTACCACAATTAGATACAAGTTTTTATAGATATTTAATAGCAACAGATCCTAAAGAAGAAGGATTTATACAAGCAAAATTAAAAGTTGCATTAGCTGAAGCATTACCTTTTCAATTTGGTTACTCAGGTGTAAGAGGATTAAATCGTGCAGGTAAGATAGGTTTTAAAAATGTAGGTGGTGAAGTATTAGAACTAGGTGAATTTTTAGTAGATGGAACTATACAAAGGTTAAAAAATATAAAATCAGATCCATTATTATTAGCTAGAATAACAGAAGGTTTTGCTAATAGAAGAGGATTTTCACCTAATATTAGTTATAAATTTTTAGATGAAGTTAAGTGGAATGAACTTGATTTAAATGGAAAATTAGATGAACTATATAAAAGAAATGACATACTGGTAGAAAGCCTTTCTGATGAAGATATAGCTGATGTAAATCCATTTAGTAGAGCAATTGCACAATTAGATGAAAATAATAATTTAACAGAAGAAAACTTAAAGCAATTATTAGATATAAAACAATTTGAAGAAAAACCAATACCTTTTAAAACAAAATTAGAATCAGGGCAAGGTCTTATAGGAAATCGTGGTAGAGAGTATTTAAAAGAAAGATTGAAATTTTTAAATTTTAAAAATAGATTAGCTAATAGTCCAAAAGAAGGTTATACATATAGAAATATATTTGATGAAACTGTACCTCCTGTAACTTTTCCACCAATAAGGTTTCAAAGATTAAGTGATGGTGATGTTGATTTACTCAATGGTTTTGTTGATAAATTAGCAGGGGATAGATTAAATGATGTTGCTTTTAGTCTTAATAGCAAAATAGGTGCTGCTGGTAGATTTAATTTTGAAAATAAATTAGTAGAAATTAACAGTAAAATATTTGAAGAAGGAGATTTCAGTCGTACATATATACATGAAATGTGGCATACACTATCAAGATTTTTGCCTGATAAAGACTTAAATAGATTTAGAAAAGAATTTGCAAAAAAAAGAAACCAATATTTACAAAATTTTGATGCTAATAAAAAAGAATATATAAAAACAAAAAATTTAGATGAAATGTTATTAGATGTTGTACAAGATGATTTATTTGAACAAACATCTAATTTTGGTAAATTAAGAAGAGCAGAAACTTTAAAGAAAAAAATTCTTAAAGAGCAAGAAATAGGAAATTTTAAAACAGTTAATGAAACTAAAACATTTAAAAAATTAGCTGATAAATATTTTGAAGCTAATAAATATACAAATGAAAATTATAGATATTTAAATATAGATGAATATTTTGCTGAAACTATGGTGGATGAATTTTTTGATTACAATGGAAGGCTGCCTGATGCTGAGATAGGTACTTGGAAAAGATTAGGTCAAGAGGTACAAGAATTTTTTAGAGAAATAATGGCAAATATAAGGTCTAAATTTGGTGATACTTCTACAACAAAAATATTTAATGATTTTAATAGTAATAGATTTCAAACAAAAGTAAGTGAATTACCTTTGGAATATAGAAATTTTGATGATATGAATAAATCTGATTTTATTACATATAAAAGAGGAAAGAAAAAGAAAATGAATATAAGTATGGAAACAAATGATTTTGTAAATTTACCGCATCAAAGAAAACAATTTGAAAAATTTAGTTACATATTAGGAAGAATTAAAGCATTAAAACGAGAGGGCATATTAGGTAAATCTAAGAGTATGAGAGATACTTTAGAAAATGCTATGGCATTGTTGGCAGATACACCAGAGTTAAAAGCAAGAGGTAAAGCATTAGCAGAAATATTAAACATAGAACCATTAGATGAAATGAATTATGCTCTTGCTGAACAAATTACATTAATAGCAAATAAAAATAGTGCTTTATCAAAAAAGTTAAAAATGGCTATTAAAAATGAAGATTTTGCTTTTGTTGATGCAAATATAAGTAATGTCTTAAATAATATGCAAGAACTAGACGAGTGGTTAGAAATAGCAGTACCTATAGGTAGTAAAACAGGTCAAGGTCTAAAAGCTATGCAGTTTGACACGATAGGAGTCACACCAGAAGAATGGTCAAAATTATCTAATAAAGAAAAATTTGCATTGCGAGTAAAGATGAAAGAAGAGGTTATATATTCACAAGCAAATTACAGTAAGCGTTTTAGTGATTTTCAAGAACAATTATATAAAGTACATACAGAAGCAATGAAAACAGGTGATTATAAACGTCTTAATAGATTATTTGGTGTATTAAATAGAGCAGAAGGCCATCCTGTAAAACTGGAAAGATTATATGAAAGAGGATTATTAACTAGCGTTATTAATGATAAAATCTTGCATCCATTAAATGATTTAAGTATCAATATGCTTTTGTTGCATCCTACAACAATGACAATAAACTTTACGTCAAACGCATTAGAAGCATTGTTTTTTGGTGCAGATATGATGGCTGATCCTGTAATGCTTATGAAATTATTTAAAGGTGATAGACAAATGTTTAATGAGAATCTTGCAGCATTTACAGGTTTATTTGATGATTATGATTTTGTACAAGAAGTAGCAAAACAATCGTGGTTACATGATATGAATATAATAAATCCTAGAAATACAAAATTAGAAAATGTAAGTGAAAGAGCATTTAGCAGTCAAATGTTAAAAGGCCAATTACCCTTTTTTGATATAGAATTTAGTGAAACTCCATTAGGTTTGTCAATAGGAGCTTTGTTAGATAGTAAGGCAGTACAAGGTACTATAAGACTAGGTAGTAAAACTATGACTACAATGGATGGGATGTTTCAAGCTGGTGCAATAAATGGTGCTACTAAATTTCATGCTTACAGGGATGGTTTATTAGCTGGTAAAACAGGAGAAGAATTAAATGATTTTGTAAAAGATAGATTAAAGATGACACAAGAATTAATTTTAGATCATACAGAAAATGCTATAAAAACTGGTGATTTGACAGAGTTAGAAGAATCTTTCAAAAGTGCAATGGATTTTGCAAAAAGACAAACATTTACAGAACCAATGTTTAGGGATGGTTATATTGTTGGTCAATTTGCTGATTCTATGAATCGACTTACATCAACATCACCTTTAGCAAAGAGATTTATGTTTTTTGTAAGATCACCTGTAAATATAACAAAACGTGCTTGGAGAAGAACACCAATAATAAATTTATTAATGCCAGAATTAATGAAAGAAATACGAAGTGTTGATCCATTAGTAGCAAGACAAGCAAGAGGACAATTATTTTTAGGAAATATATTAGCTTTACCTGCATTTGTTTCAGTCCTTATGGGATTTAATAAAAATGACGCTGATAATCCACCAAAGTTTTTATTTAATGGTACTGGTGCTAATTATTTTGGAAGTAAATTAGAAAGGGATGAATTAAAATTACAAAGAATGTCACAAGAATTAAATGAATCAATAGGAATATTAAAAGAAAAAGATGGACAACCAGTAATAGGAGAAGATGGTAAACCTGTATATGATTATTATTCAATACAAAGATTAGATCCTGTATCACAAATAATTGTAAATCAAATGAACTTATTTGAAATGGCACACATGATGCCAGAGCAAACATTTGGAGAATTTTTTAGCTCACTTGTTTATTATGGAGTTCGATCAAGTTTAAATAAAGCAAATCTATACGGAATACAAGATATGTTTAAGTTTGTGACTGATCCAAAAAGGATGCCAACATTTGTACAAAGAAACTTATTGACATCATTGACACCAAGAGTTTTAAAAGACGTTAAAAAAGATATACAACTATTGCAAAAAACAAGTGGTGTTATGAGTGAAGAAGAATTTAACAGATTAAGAAGTAGAAAAATGATAGCATCAAGGTATGATGAAAAACCTTTTATAAAAAACTTTAGAATATTATTTAATGAATATATAACAGGTTTAGGTGAAGGTACAAGAAGTGATGGTTTGAAAAAGTTTCCATTTGAAAGAGAATATTTAACAAATGAATTAGTACCAAATTATGCAAATAAAAAAGGATTAAACTTATTAAATTTTGTAGTTTCATCTACAAGTAGAAATGATCCATTGATTACTGCATTTAAATTGTTAGGTTATGTGCCAGAAAAACCATCACCTAATGCAAGGCAAGCATTTGAAGTTGTTCAAGATGGTGAATTAATGTCAGGTGATGCTGAATTAGATTCACCAACATACGATCAATTAATTAGATATATCAATTTATCTACGCATAGACAAGGTTCACAGGGATTTAAAAAATATGGTGATATGAATGTTAAGCAAGCGTTATTGTTATATTTAGAACAACCTTTTATACAAGCACATTTAGAAGAATTAGAAGAGTATAGAAGAACTAATAAGGTAGTAAGAATGGAAGGTACATTTGAACAAACAAGAAATAAAGTTTTACAGGGTGATCCATCAATAGGTTTACAAGGTCTTACAGATATTATTAGTGATTTTAAAAAATTAGGAAAAGCAAGATTTTTTGCAGATTATAAAGATGAACCCTTTGTACAAGAAGCAATTAAGAAAAAACTTGACAACCAGTTAAAATATAATGGATTGATAAAAAACAACAGAACATTTATTGATTTCTTTAGAAGGTAATTATGGCTACTAACACCGCAGCATCACTAACTACACATACTGGAAATGGTAGCACTAATGCTTTTTCAATATCGTTTTCTTTTTTAGCAGATAACGAAATAGATGTAACTGTTGCTGGTGTTACTAAAACATTAGGTACACATTATACAATAAGTGGTTCTACTATTACATTTACTTCTGGTAACACCCCTGCTAATGGTGCTGCTATAAAGTTTCAAAGAGATACAGATATAAGTGCTAAAAAAGTAGATTTTTCAGATGGAAGTGTTTTAACAGAAGCAGATCTTGATGCTAATAGTGACCAAATTATATTTGCACAACAAGAGATTACGGATAAGTTAGCAGGTATAGAAGAAGGAGCAACCGCAGATCAGACAGATGCAGAAATAAGAACTGCTGTAGAAAATGCAAGTGATAGTAATGTCTTTACTGACGCAGATCATTCTAAATTAAATGCTATAGAAGCTGGTGCAACAGGAGATCAAACAGCTAGTGAGATTAGAACACTTGTAGAGAGTGCTAGTGATAGCAACGTGTTTACTGATGCAGACCATAGCAAACTTAATGGTATTGAAAGTGGTGCTACTGCCGATCAAACAAACGCTGAGATCAGAGCAGCAGTAGAAGCAGCATCAGATTCAAATGTTTTTACTGACGCTGACCATACAAAATTAAATGGTATAGAAACAGGAGCTACCGCAGATCAAAGTAATGCAGAGATTAGAGCAGCAGTAGAAGCAGCTTCAGATAGTAATGTCTTTACAGATGCAGACCATAGCAAGTTAAATGCAATAGAAGCTAATGCAACACAAGATCAAACTGCTGGTGAGATTAAGACTTTATATGAATCTAACAGCGATACAAATGCTCTTACAGATGCAGAAAAGACAGTTATCAATGGTGTTACTGCAAACACAACAGAGTTAAATAAATTAGATGGTTATACAGGATCTACTGCTGATTTAAACATTACTTCTGGTATGGCAAAGCAAACTACTATTACTAATAGTGATAGTGCTTTTCCTACTTCTGGTGCAGTTGTAGATTTTGTAGCTAATCAAATAGCTCCTGTTGGTGGACTAGAAGTTATAGCAGATGAAGATAGTTTCCCTGCAACACAACCAGTATCAGGTGTCGTTATAAGTATTGCAAACATAGATGGTCTTATAGTTAATTCTAGTGGTGTTGCTTCTAACGCAAGAACTGTAGGTAGTGGATCTGATAACGTAACTATCAACAACTTCCCTGCAAGTTTGAGAAGTAAAACTATGGCTGCTGAGTTAGGACTTTTAGTTAGTTCTACAGGTGCAAGTCAGATATATAACTACCATAAATTATTAGCAAAAGAAGCAGATGTAGAGCAGCTAAGTAATGATATAAATGATTTTGCAGCTAGGTATAGGGTAGGTTCTAGTAACCCTACAAGTGACCTTGATGCTGGTGATTTGTTTTACAATACATCTACAAATAAATTATTAGTCTATAACGCTACAAATAGTGCTTGGGAAGAAACACAGTCTATAGGAAACTTCTTTATATCTACACTTAGCCCTGCATTTGATGGCAGCACTCAAAACTTTACAGTTACAAATGCACCAGCAAACGCACAACAAATACTTTTAAGCATCAATGGTGTTATACAGAAACCTAACGCTGGAACTTCTACTCCGTCAGAGGGTTTTGCTTTAGATGGCAGCACTATAAAATTAGCTGCTGCACCAGCAAGCGGTAGTGATTCACACGTTGTAGTCTTAGGATCTACAGTCAATATTGGAACTCCAAGCAACAATACTGTAACGTCAGCAATGATAGTTGACGGAAGTATCGTAAATGGCGATATATCACCTTCTGCTGCTATAGAGGGTACAAAGATAACCCCAACGATAAATAAACCTATACAGCACTTATATACTGGCAATACGATAACCTTTACTGTTACTGTAGCCAGCAAAGATGCTACGCATAGATACAACGGAACTGGTAGTGGTAATGGATATAAAATAGATGGTAAGTTTGCACCTTATCTAAAACTTATAGCTGGTATAACTTATAGGTTCGATCAGTCAGATGGCAGCAATAGTGGACACCCTTTACGTTTTTATTTAGAAGCAAATAAAACTACAGCTTATACAACTAACGTCACGACAAATGGAACTGCTGGTAGTAGCGGTGCTTATACGCAGATATTAATAACAGATACAACACCAGCAACCTTGCATTATCAATGCTCTGCTCATGGATATATGGGTAACTCTGCTGAGACAGGAGGACTTGTAGCTACTGATCTGGTCAATGACACATCACCACAGCTAGGCGGTGACTTACAAAGTAATGGGAATGATATTGTTTTAGCTGGAACTGATGCAGCATTTTTTGGTACAGATAAATTTAAAATTCACCATGACGGAAATCATAGTCTAATAGAAGATCTTGGAACTGGTAATTTATTTCTTAAAACTACTGGTTCTGAGATAGCGTTTCTTGGTGATGGTGGTAGTGATTATATGGTAAGAGGAATACAAAACGGAGCAGTAGAGCTATATCACAACAACAGTAAAAAGTTTGAGACAACTTCAGTAGGATTTACTGCTGGTAGTTTATCAACTTCTAGTGCTGGTGCTTTTATGACCCTATCTGATGCTTCATCTTATGGATTTGTTATAGAGCAATCTAATTCCAAACAGATGACAATTAGAACTGATGGGCCAGGTATTGACTTGAATCAGAAAACTAGCGGTGAGTATTATATTAGATGTTTAAAAGATGCAGCGGTACAGCTCTACTATAATGGCAGTAAAAAGTTTGAGACAGATAATTCAGGAGTGACTGTTACAGGTAATTTCAATCCAGCAGCTAATAATACCTATGACTTGGGTGCAACTGGAACACGTTGGAGAAACATCTACACTAATGACCTTAACTTATCTAACGAAGGTTCATCTAATGATGTTGACGGAACTTGGGGAAGTTATACTATACAAGAAGGAGCAGAGGATCTT